TACCATTGCGTGCCTGGCACGGAGGGGAGAGGGACTGATGTACGACGCTGACTACGAAAGCTACATGCAAGAACTGAACGACGAGGCGATAGCTCCGTTCATCACCAAGAAATCCGGCGAGAAAGCCCAGCATTCCGATGGCGTAGTCAGGGACACGGACAAGGGCAAGCCGCGCTTCGACCTGCTGTTCCCTAAAGGCGTCCCGTTCGATGACCAGCTCATGACCCGCACTGCCAACCTGTACGAGCGCGGCGGGGCTATCTACGGCTACCGGAACTGGGAAGCATCCCGCACCGAAGAGACGCTTGAGCACCACGAGGCCGCGCTGATGCGCCATGTCATCAGGTTCCTGACCGGCGTAGACGACGGCGAAGACCATGCTGCGGCGGTGGTGTGGAACGTGAACGCGGTGGACCTGACCAGGCGCAACATCAAGCAGGCTGAGGAAATCACGGAGGCAGTGAATACCGTGGTTGAAGAGTCTGACTGGGGTATCACCGTACTCAGTAAGACAGAGCCTGAGCCGGACCTGGATGCCGCTCTCAAGTCCATCAAGTCGTACACGTTCCCGTACATCGGCAAGGACACGGCCTTTTCAGGCAGGTACTACGCTAAACAGATCTTCGCCGGCTGCTACGAAGAGGCGAAGATGCTATTCGATAAGTGGTATGGTGCTCAGCCGTACTACAATGCCGCGCCTGAAATTCCGGATGCTCCGGAGATCCCCGCAGAACCCGAGTGGAACACGGGCGACGTGCTGGAGGAAGTAACTCTGGGCCTGGACGGAAAGCCGTATGTCTGGGTCTACCAGTTCGCGAGCGATGTCTGGCTGTACCAGTCGCCTGACGGGAAAACATCACCGGACTCTGCCCGGTCGTACAAGCGGCTGCTCAGTAATTTCGGGCCGCTGAGGTGCACTAAGGGCAGTAACGTCGGAAGGATTGTCGATGGCACTTAACGACGAGCGGGAGCGCCTGGACCTGGCCGAGGTATGGCTTCTCGCGCAGCCGTCCAACAGCCAGGAATTCGACGCGGCACTCGATCACGTGCGGTGGGTACACGACAACCACCCCGGCCTGCGTGCGCGCTGCGAAGCCATCCTGGCCAACGTAGTCATCAGCAGGCGCGACGAAGTAAACACGATGGAAAAGCTGAGGATAATCAAATGACAGACTGCACGCAGCCGCCGCCGAACAATGCAGGCTTCGGTCATATCGGCTGGACCAATCCCCTGATCGCCATCCCTAAGAAGAAGACCCTGGAATACGAGAACCTGACGTGCACCTATAACAGCGAGTCCAAGGTGCTCTCGGTAAACGGCTACAGCGGCTCCATGGAATTCTCTGAAGTCGAACTAACAGAACTGCGCGCGGCGATGACCGCGTTCGGACTCGGCACCTCTTCAGGGAACACGGTGAATTACAGGTGATTTCCCTCGGGAACCTCTACCTAGGCAACAAGATGGTCGGTATTCCCTACTTCAACGCGCCGTGGTTCGACAAGACGGCCATTCACATGCGGGCTATCCCCGGCGTCACATCGGTATTCAACCCCGCCGACGAAGACCGCAGGTCTGGCTTCGACCCCATGCGCTGCCCCAACGGCACGGCTGAAGAGGCCGAGGCAGCAGGCTTCGACCGCCGGCGTGCGCTGGGCGCGGACTGGCTCTGGATCTCCACCTACAGCAACGGCCTGGTTATCGGCCCGGACTGGGAGCGCTCCACCGGCACCATGTCTGAGATCGCCTGCCACCAGGCGCTAGGGCTGCCTGTCTGGGAAGCGGACATCTTCTTCGGCAGGATCGACAAGGGCAAGGACAAAGAACTGCCTGATCCCGACTGGCAGCTACCCCGGCTAAGGCTGGTGTACAGGTAAATGCCGATGTTCAGGATGTACCCTCCCGCGAGCCCGGGGCCGTATCCTAAGCCTATGGAGACTGAGCACAACAAGGCTGTCTTCGAGGGCATGTACCAGATGCGTACGAAGCTGGCCGCTGCGGTAGAGCGCTGCAAGTACGTCGGGATGACTGAGCAGGTAATGGGTTATCCCGAGTCAGCGAAGGAATACAGCGATATAGCAGAAGAGCTGCTGGCAACTAAGGTCTGGCTCGAAAAGTACATGCACGGGCTTATTGAGCTAGCATAGGGGAATGACGACTACTCACGTGCACGACCCGGTAGTCCGGCCTTCCAAGGCTGCTATTGCCGCTAAGGCCCGGGAAGTTCACCCGGTGCAGTTCACTGTCAAGGCGCTGCTGACTTCGATCGCGGCTGTATTTGTCGCGCTCGGCTGGGTCGCGGGCACCGCCTGGTTTGCTACCGTGTTCCTTTTCCTCTGGGCTGTCCAGCATATTGCATGGCTCGGGCTGTGCATCAGGCACGGCTATCACAAGGGAGCACGGCACGTAATGGTAGACGTTGACGGCTAACGTGTGTACCTTGTAACCAGGAGCGCTCTCGGAGCTTATTTCCGAGAGTCGGCCTGCGCAGCGAGTTTAGCCTCACCAGCTTATCTTTGGGCGCTCTATGGTGTAAGCAGCGCGCGTCCGGAGGTTTTTACTATTACCCCACTCTGTACGTGCTGGGCACCGAGGAGTACATGCTGTGGGGCTTCTAGACAATATTTCGGCATCTTCTGGAAAGAAGCCTGAAAAGAGGACGATCGGCGGTGTCCCCTGGATGCCGTGGAACGACCCCTTCATGCGCTTTGACATGGGCGGGCCTGTCCATCCGACTCGCCAGGTATTCGGACTTGACCAGGCTCTCGGGCTTCCTGCCCTGTACGCCGGCTCCAAGATCCTTTCCGACAATGCCGCGTCCCTGCCTATCAGGGTTTACCAGAAGGCCCGTGACGGTCGCAAGGTGCCTTACACCGGCCCGCACCTGTTCGAGAACCCCTCTGTCATCGGCACCGGCTATGACTGGATGTTCGCCTGCCTTTCCAGCCTGCTTCTCCAGGGCAATGCCTGGGGCCTTATCACCGGCAAGGACGGATTCGGGTTCCCCACCGGCATTGAATGGATTCCGCCGGAGCAGGTAATCGTAGAGCAGTCCGACCCCGCCCAGCAGATAAACCCGTTGTCTACGAATGTCTACGCATACGGCCGGAAGATGCAGTGGTACGGGCCTGACGCTGAGCTGTTCCACCTAAAGGGATATGCACTGGCCGGAAGGCTCGAAGGTATTTCCCCGCTGCGTGCATTCGCCCTGACCATTCTCGCCGGACAGGAAGCACAGCGGTACGGAACTGACTGGTATGCAGCCGGCGGATTCCCGCCCGGTACGTTCCAGAACTCCGAACTCGAAGTCGATGCCAACCAGGCCGCTGAAATTAGGCGAATGCTGGTTACCTCGCTGCGAAAGCGCGAGCCTTTGGTATACGGCCGAGACTGGGACTACACCCCCGTTACCGTGCCGCCGTCCGAGGCGCAGTTCATCGACGCAATGCAGCTCAACGCCACCCATATCGCGGCCATTCTCGACCTGCCTGCTAACAGGGTCGGCGGTAAGTCCGGAGACAGCCTTACGTACTCCACTACGGAGCAGAACCAGCTCCAGGTAATCGAAGCTCTCAGGCCGTGGCTGTGTCGTCTGGAGTGGGCATTCAACAACCTTCTGCCTGCCAGGCGCGTCGTTGCCTTCAATACCGATGCGCTTCTCAAGACCGACTTGAAGACGCGTACGGAGATCTACCAGATTCAGCGGAACATCGGCCTGCGCACCACGGACGAACTCCGCGAGCTGGAAGACCTCGCCCCGCTTCCCAGGAACGCAGGTAACGAGTCTCTGCCGCTGACGCTCATGGTGTCCATGGCCCAGCGTGCCGGTGCCCTGCCGAAGTCCATGCTCGACCAGGTTGTGCTGCTCATCGACGTAGCCGGCAAGAAGCTGGAAGATCTCCAGAAGCAGGGCCTTACCAAGACCCCGACCGGCGGAGAATTCGCGCCTGACCCGGACACCGGACAGCCTACTGGCCCTGCCAACGACCCCGGCCAGTTCTACTCCAACATGATGAACGCCTATTCCCGTGAGCTGGACTCTCAGGGAAAGCACGAGGCTGCCGCTATTCTCCGTACCGGAGCAGCACAGCGGGCGCTTATCGAGTCGGTGGACCTTAGCCGCTTCACGGCGAAGATGCCTAACTCGCTCATCAAGGACATGGTAGAGAACTACGACGATATCCCTCCTGGCGGACTCCAGGACTAGCACATAAGATAATCCGCTCGTAACCTGGGAATTGAATCTTATGTCTTTGGAGGGGTTAATGACCGATGTGCATAGCGCAGGAGAGTTCTACTCTGCGTTCCCCGAGCGTCGCATTAACCCGTTCAAGCCTGAACTCCGTGCTGTAGAAGGCCACAACGGTCCCAAGCACATCTGGGGCTACGGCGCTATGTTCAATAAGCT